GAACAGATGGGTCCGAAGATTGCTGCTATTAAAATGTCTATTGATAAGATAGAACCTGAAGGAAGTGTCACTGATGAGGACGAAAGGATCAGTGTAATATTGAAGTAGAGTCAAATATCACCGGTTTTTTTGAAAATAGAAATAGGCAGGTTGAATTCCTGCCTATTAGCGTGTGCTTGAGTGGTAGTTTACCTGCCTCGTCCTAATGTAAAATAGGTATCTAGGTTCATTGATGTTGTATAAACACCATATCACCAACCCGTCTTGCTAACTCTTTATAAGTTATTATCTCTTTTTTATCTTTTGTATTTGTCATATATTTTATTTTTTAAATGTGTGAAATTAAAATTGATAAACAACCTAGCACTAGTATCAAACTTCCTATTACTGCTGATAAAGTTCCCCATCTCCTTTCAAATCTTTCTTCCTTTCTTTGTTTTAAGTAATCTTTCATAATTGTTATTAATTAATTGTTATGCATGACTAGTGCATAAGTTGTTATAAGTCTATGATAATCTATCGTAAGTTATATGTCAATAATCATATGTTGATAAGTGTATTGACATGCTTTTTTGTGTGGTGTGGTGTTTTTTGTGTGGTGTGGTGTATAAAATCGTATACAATGTTTACACTAAATGTTCACAAACAGTTTACACATACCAAGCCCTTATTGTATCTAATCTTTTAAAAATTATATATATAAGAAGTAGTTTATCTTTATTAGTGTATATAGAGTAAATATTTACGTAGGAATATAGCTATTATCATTAATTACTTGCGATACATTGCTAGTTATTAGGTACTAGACTAAGTTTTAACACTCTCGCCCCCATTACAACGCAATTATGAGCCTTTAATTGATTGTAAATGACTCATATTAGTGCAATATCGAGTAATTTTTTATACATATCTTTGAAAACTGTTATTTGTAGCTATTTTAATAGGCATGTCGCACAATATACGTTGTCGGCACGGGGGGGATAAGGCAAGTCTAATGCTATACAAACGTATTGATTAGGTCTATTTGCACACATGTAAATTCACTTTTATTAAGCAATAGATACTACACTCTGTCAAACACTATGTCTATTATACGATAAATGTGCTATACTAATATTGTTAATTCATCTTAATAAAAAATAATGGAATCCGAATATGAAAAACTAGGTAAGGCACTACTAGGAGAATTGCTCGTAGATAGATGTGCTAAATGTAATCGTGAACACACAGCTGTTGAAATAGACTTAGGACATTGTTCTGTTTGTGGTTGTAAGGATAAAATTTCTGCGAAGTGCGAACCTAAGCATATTGCAGAGATAACTCTGAAAGGAAAAACTTATAAATTTGATTATACAAAAGAGGAGTACATAGCTCAGGCGAATTTATCAAAATGGGATCCCGATACTATAGTAAAATTTGTAGAGACATATGAGCCGGTGCAGGCAAATTTCATATCGGACTTAACTAGCGACTTCTGTCTTAACGCTGGAGGGTTCGGGTCGGGAAAATCGCTGGCTTTATATATTAAACTAATACTGGTGTGTAAATGCTTTCCTAATAATAAAGTTTTATTGGGACGTAAGACTATGTCAGATGTTGAGAGAGCAATACTCCCAGAATTATTTGAATTGATGCCTTCTACTTGGTATAGCTACGAAGTGAAGAAAGGTCTGATAACATTTAGTAATGGTAGCCAGATAATACTTTTTGGTCTTGATGCCATGCAAAGTGGTTCTATAGCAGATATAAAGAAAGCACAGCAGAAGCTTAAGTCACTGAACCTTGGAGCATACTTCATTGATCAGTTGGAGGAGGTGGAATACGAAGTTATAGAAGTTCTGAATTCACGTTTGAGAAGGACCGATGTTCCATTCAGACAGGGTAACTCCGATTGTAATCCTGCAAACTTTTGGGCATACGATTATTTTGTAGCGAATCCAAGACCTGGATATAAATTATATCAGTCTAGTATGATGAATAATCCACATCTTCCTTGGGACTACATAAGAAAACAGTTAGCGATGGGGGAGGATTATTTAAAACGTTTTGTTTTTGGTGAATGGAATACAGACTTACTAATGAAAGGGACTGTGTTTGCTAAGGAAGACATAAAAATGTTAGAAGCACAACAAAGAAAGCCTATGTTAATTCTGGAAGAGTGTGAGATATATGAGCAACCAATCACTGGTGAGGAATATCGAATGGGAGTGGACCCATCAGAGGGTATCGTAGATCCGTCATCTATATCCGTTGTATCTAACTCTGGAAGGAAGGTAGCTAAATTTAACGGGAAATTACCTATTATTGGATTAGCTGATAAAATAAAATTTTTATATTACAAATACAACAGACCACTTATCATTCCTGAGAGTAATGCAGCTGGTCAAGCACTTATTAGAGAGATAAGAGACTTGAGAGTTTATACACAGAAGATAACAAATTATAAGCAGGATAAGGAGACAGAAAAATTAGGGTTCAGAATGTCATACGAATCTAAACAGCATTTGATAACACACTTCCAAAGACTCTTAAGGGATAAGGCTCCACACATATATGATAGGAAAACTATAGAAGAGATGAAGGTATTCTTATGGACTGACCAAGCAACACAATCTGGGGCTGGTGCAGCACGAGGTTTTCACGATGATGACGTCATGTCTACCATGTTAGCTTTCTGGGATTTCAATCCTAAGAAGATTGAGGAAAGAGCTGTTGCAAAAGCACGTCCAAAAACAGTTCGAAGTTTTCAATATTCATAATTTCGTGGTATACTTATAGCATTAGTAATCTAATTTAAATCTATGGCAAAAATAAAAGCAATAAAGAAGGAAGTATCTAAGAAAAAAATCGAAATTAAGAAAGTCGATATTACCAAAATGGATCCATCAATACCTGAGTCTAAGCAAAGATGGTTAAGATAATAAAATAAATGAGTAATTTATTAAAAACGATAAATCGTGAGATAGAAGACTTTAAGTCCAAGCAAGTTCAAATTGTTCCTGGGCTTTCTTTCAATCAATACGACACTATTCAGAAAATCTTCTTTTATTATAATTCCAAATTTACTTCTGGAGATATAGATGATGAAGGAGATAGAAAGTATTTCAATAATATAGTAAAGAATCCTTGTAAAGTTTTCTCGAAGGCAGTAGATTTCGATACAAAGAATATAAGAATGTTAACTTCAAGTGGGGGAAATCCTTTGAAGACTTGGTTCATGGAAAGAGATTTAAAATACTGGATGAGAGACATACAATTCGGAAAAGTATTAAATAGAATTTTTAGAGAACTTCCAATATTCGGTTCAGTTGTTCTAAAGATAGTAGATGGAAAACCTTATTTCGTAGACCTAAGAAATTTTGTTGTTGAACAGTCAGCAGAAAAAATCGATGATGCAAATCACATAATAGAAATTCATAACTATACAGTTCCAGAATTTAGAAAGATTGCAAAGAAAATGAAATGGGAAAAAGAAGATATTGACGATACTATAAAGATGTATCACGAAATGAAAGAAACATCTCACATTAAAATATACGAAAGATATGGAGAAGTTTATGACGAAGAAAAAGATTCATATTCATATAGAAGACTTTATATAGCAGATGTTGGAGTTGATGAGTTTGACCAATACGGAAACCTCTCAATAGCAAAGCCAGGTGTTTTGTTATCTTCAGAGGAATACACACAAGAAGAATTAGAAAAAGTTTATTGGGAATTCCATTCAGAAAGAATGTCAGGAAGATGGTTAGGCATTGGAGTTGTTGAAACTTTATTCGAACCTCAAATTAGATTAAACGAAATAGCAAACCTACAATCAAAAACTTCTTATTGGGCAGCACTAAGATTATTCTTTAGCAGAGATTCTAATATGGCTGGTAACCTTAAAACAGAAAAGAGAAATGGTGAAGTTATAACTGGAGACTCAGAAATTACACAAGTAGATATGTCAGATAGAAACTTGGCATTCTTTAATCAGGAGACTGATAAGTGGATGGGTAATAGAAGTGAACTTACTTTCTCATATGATGTAATCCAAGGAGAAAGACTTCCAGCAGGAACCCCACTTGGTTCAGCACAGTTAGCAACACAACAAACACTTTCATACTTTGAAGGTATTCAAGAGAACATCGCAATGGATGTGAAAGAAATGATTTATAAAGTTATCATCCCACAATGGCAGAAAGATTCCAACAAAGAACACACTATTAGATTAGTTGGAAAAGATTTAGATACTTATATTGGAATGGTAAAGGGTGAGTTAGTTTTGAAAGAATTAATACGTTCAATGGTAAACTTTGGTAAGTTCCCAACAAACGAAGAAAAAGATGCTGTAGGACTTGCAGTTGAAGAATCAATCAAACAAGAAAAAGAAAAAATTATTACAGTTCCAAAAGGACATTATGAAGGAGTTAAATATGATATTGATATAGACATTACAGGTGAATCAGTTGATACAAGAGTTAAGGCAGCTGCAAAGTTTGCAGTAATCCAAGCTATCACAGCTGATCCAACAATGATTACAGACCCACTTAAGAAAAAGATATTAATGAGTTATATGGAAGATGGCGGAATAAATCCAAATGACTTCTTTGATGTTGAAAAGAAAGACATGCAAGATATGGTTCCAAACCAACCTGGTAGAGCAGGAGGAGGAGTATCAGCACCACAGTTAGGAGGGGGTGCATTAG